GAACAATATATCGGTCAAACTTGTCAAAATATAAAGAAAAGAATTACCAATCATAAATGCTCAATGAAAACATATAAGACTAAATTTTCAGAAGCACTTAACAAATATAAGTTTGAAAGCTTTGTATTTGATGAGATATTTTATGCTTTTGATGAAGAGTCGTTGCATCAAGCTGAAAAATTACTTATAGAAGAGTTTAAACCAGTTTATAATATGACTAAAGGTGGATCTGGAGTTAAAGGATATATTCCACCTAAAGAAGTTGTTATTAAACGTAGCATATCTTTAAAGAAAACATTGCAAGATCCTGTAATTAGAAGTAAATGGGGAAAAGCAAATATAGGTCGTAAAAAATCTCAAGATGATATTGCTAAAACTGCAAAAGCAAAATGGAAACCAGTATATTGTAAAGAGCTTGCCATATCATTTTTGAATCAAAAATATGCAGCAGATTTTTTTGGAACAGTTGCAGGTAATATTTCACAATTAATAGCTAATAAAGGCAAGGTAAAAAATAAATATACTTTGGTTAGGGTGATTTAAATCAATTACGTCCAATTGTATCAAGCCATAATGGACTATGCAGAAACAACAGAACCACTGTTCGTTTCTAACATACCTCGTTTTGTCCAAGAAGCTGAAGACAGGATTTATAATTCTGTTCAATTACCATCATTACGTAAAAACGTAACGGGTACACTGACTTTAGGTAATCAATACGTATCTTTACCAAATGATTGGTTATCTGCGTTCTCATTAGCCGTTATAGATTCATCTGGCAACTATAATTACCTTTTAAACAAAGACGTCAACTACATCCGTCAAGCTTATCCAACTTCTACATCTACAGGTTTACCACAACATTATGCGTTATTTGGTAATCAATATGGCAATTTAGATGCTTTATCTTTGATCTTAGGACCTACACCAGATAATAATTATCAAGTAGAACTCCACTATTACTACTATCCACCTACCATTGTACAAGGCCAAATTACTGGCTTTAATGCTATTACTGGTGGTTCTTTATATGCTCCTGGTACATATACCGAAGTAGCTTTAACAGGAGGCTCAGGATCTGGTGCTACAGCTAATATTGTAGTGAACTCTTCAGGTGCAGTAGCTTCAGTCACACTTACAAATGGTGGTCAATTCTACACATTAACTGATGTATTAAGTGCATCTAATTCAAGTTTAGGTGGTTCTGGTTCTGGATTACTTATACCAGTAAATACAATCTCTAACGTCAATGGTACATCATGGTTAGGTGATAACTATGATCCAGTACTTTTATATGGCTCTATGCGTGAAGCTATGCTATTCCAACGTCAAGAACCTGATGTAATCAAGAACTACGAAGAAAAATATCAAGAAGCTATCCAACAACTTAATCGTCTTGGTACAGGTCTTGAAAGAGGTGATGCTTATCGTAATGGTCAAGCTAAAATTAAGGTTAATCCGTAATGGCTATCGTTCAAACCGCTTGTACTATATTTGAATACAATATGCTTCAAGGAGCAGAGAACTTCTCTCCTACAAGCCCATATGTTTATAAACTAGCTTTATATAATGCTAATGCAAACTTAGGCAATACCACAACTGCTTATACTACAGTAAATGAAGTGACAGGCACAGGTTATACAGCTGGAGGCATAGTTTTAACACCTACTATAGCTTATGATAACCAAAATAATACATCTTATTTAACATTCAATAATGTCACTTGGAGTCCTGCAAGCTTTACCTGTAGGGGTGGTTTAGTTTATAATAGCACCACTGGTGCAGCTATATTTGTGCTAAATTTTGGTTCAGACAAGATCTGTACATCTAGCTTTACAGTCACTTTTCCCACTAGCAATTCTTCAAATGCCGTGTTGAGAATATCTAGTTCTATTGCAACTTAAGGAGTTTTTATGTTAAAAGAATCACAAGGATTTGGAGATCAAGCGGTTATTAGTCTTGGTGCTAATGCTATTTCCAATGAATCAGTAGGTATTGAAGGACATTACGTAGTTGAATGTCGTGATGCTAATGGTAATTTAAAATGGGAAGAACAGTTTCCTAACCTAGTAAATGCTGTTGGTAAACAACTTCTTCTAAACACTTTACTTACTACATCTGGTACATACACTACAGTAGGTCCATTCTTAGGTCTTATTTCAGGTGCATCACCTACATTTGCAGCATCAGATACAATGACATCACACGCTGGTTGGACAGAATTTACTGCTTATACAGTAACTGGTTCAGCAGTGCGTGGTACAGCAGTATTTGGTACAGCTACATCAACAGGTACTTCACCTTCTAACGTTACTACATCAACAGCAACTGCAATCACATATACCATCACAGGTTCTGGTGGTACAGTAGGTGGTTGTTTCTTAACTACTGGCTCTGGTGCTACAAGTACTTTAGGCAATACTGGTGGTACATTATATTCAGCTGGTGCTTTCTCTGTAGCTAAAGTTACAACTGCTGGTGATACTGTTTCGGTAACGTACTCAACTACTGCAACCTCTTAAGGAGCTTAAATGGCTCTTGTAGTCAAGGATAGGGTTCAGGAATTAACCACGACCAGTGGTACAGGCACGCTTACGCTTAATGGAGCAGTACCTGGTTTCCAATCCTTCACGACTATTGGTAATAACACCACTTTCTACACGATCTATGACAACATAGCTCAAGCATGGGAAGTGGGTGTTGGTACAGTCACAACTGGCTCTCCAAATCAACTAGCTCGTACAACAGTACTAGCAAACTCCAACGGAACAACCACGGCAATCCCATTAGTGGGAAATAGTTCTTCCGTATTCGTTACATATCCAGCAGAAAAATCAGTCAATCTTGACGCTTCAGGCAATGTTTCTCCATTAGGCACAATAGCTTCAGGAACATGGCAAGGAACGACTGTAGGCGTAGTTTATGGTGGTACTGGAGTCACATCATCATCTGGTATTAACTCTGTTGTTTTGCGTGATGCTAATTCAAATATCACAGCAAATAATGTTTTAGCTGGATATGCTGCTACAGTCTCTACTGCATCTACAACTGTTTTAACAGCCGCATCTGCATATATCCAAAGACTTACAGGTTCTACAACCCAAACATTTCAACTTCCAGATGCTACTACTTTACCTAATGGTGCTGCATTTATATTTGATAATGATGCTGGCGGTCTTTTAACAATTGTAAATAATGCTTCTGCAACTGTAGATACAGTACCATCTGGTGGTGCTGATTTTATATATTTAATTTCTAACTCAACGACTGCGGGTACATGGACTAAATATGCGTTCTTACCAGGTGAGTTTGACTTTAGTGCAACAAATGCATCTTTTAATAATGCTACGATTACTAACGCAGTATGGAATGGTACAGCTATAGCAGCAGGTTATGGTGGTACAGGTCTTACTACATTTGGCTCGTCTAACTATGCACTTTATTCCACCGCACCTAATGCATTAACTGCAGGCACACTTCCTGTAGCTGCAGGCGGAACAGGACTTACATCTTTAACTGCGGGTTATGTGCCATATGGTAATGGTACAAACGCATTTAGTAACTCATCTACATTTACCTATAACGGAACCACAGTCACAGCTCCTGCTTTTGCAGCTAATGCTACGATTACAGGTTCTTTAAATGCTGGTGCATTTAGTTATGGAACACTAGGATATTCTGATTCAAACATCTTTGCATCATTTACTTCCTCTGTAAATTCCTATAATCAGATTATTTTACAAAATACCAACTCTGGTAATGCTGCTTCTACAGACTTTATCGTAAGTAATAACTTAGCTACATCAGCCGCATATTATGGTGACTTTGGTATTAACAGTAGTGGCTTTTCAGGCACAGGTGCTTTAGGAGCTGCCAATAACGTATATCTATACTCACAAGGTACAGACTTAGCTATTGGTACAGGGTCTTCTAACTCTATTCACTTTGTAACCAATGCTAACTCAGCTGATGCTATTACAGTTAATCCAAGTAATGCGGTAGCGTTTAACGGATCTTATGGAACATCAGGCTATATTCTTCAATCCAACGGATCAGGCACACCTCCAACATGGGTAGCAAGTACTTCTTCTGGCGTTTCATTTACAGTCACAGACTTTACAGCCACAGCAGGTCAAACCACATTTACAGTCACTTACACAGTAGGTTTGGTTGAAGTTTATAGAAACGGTGTTAAATTAGCTCAAGCTGACTACACAGCATCTAACGGTACTACAATTGTTTTAGCTACGGGTGCTAATGCGGGGGACGTGATTGAAGTTGTAGCTTTTGGTGCGGTTAATACAGCAGCTGTTATTTCATACGATACATTTAGCGGTACAGGTTCTCAAACAGCGTTTACAATGACTGTAACCCCAGCTAACTCAGCTTCTGTTGTGGTAGCCATCTCTGGTGTGGTTCAAGACCCAGGTAACTATACAGTCTCTGGAACGACATTAACATTCTCAACAGCACCACCATTAGGTACTAATAACATCTCATGCCGTTATTTAGGACTACCTACTACAACGACAGGAACTGGAGCTGTAATTAATGCAACTAATGGTATAATTGTAAATAGTAAGACAATCACTGCTTCATATACAATTCCTGTAGGTAGTAATGCTATGAGTACGGGTCCTGTTCAAGCGGCATCGGGGGTAACTATAACCGTCAGTGCAGGCAGTAGATATATAGTTATTTAAGGATAAAAATTGGCTTCTCAAATTAATGCAAGTAATTCGGGCTTCGGGGGTGTGGTCACTAGCGGTGATAGTTCTGGAGTTTTACAACTTCAAACAGCTAATACTACTGCTGTTACTATAGATACATCACAGAATGTAGGGATTGGTACTACGAGTCCTGCTTACAAATTAGATGTTCAAAGAAATACTTATCAAGTGGCACAATTTACAAATACAAATTCTGTAGGTGGTGACTCACAAATTACTCTTTCAGCAACACAAACTGGA